GAAGCGTTTTTGGCCGGTAAAGACCCAGGTTACGGTTTCCGTATGCAAGAAGGCTTGAAAGCCGTTGATCGTCAAGCAGCCGCGCGTGGCGGTTTGATCTCCGGCGCCGCTCTTAAGGCGTCCCAACGCTTTGGTCAAGAGATGGCCTCGCAAGAATATGGCAACGCGTTTAATCGTTACCAGACTGTGCGCGGCAACACACTAAGCCCTTATCAAAACTTGCAAGGCGTGGGCTTGAGCGCAGCCAACATGACAGGCAATGCGGGCGCCAATTACGGCAGCGCAGGTAGCCAAGCGTTAGGCGCGGCGGGAGCGGGCGCAACAAACGCGTTTGGCGCAGCCTCGCAAGGCGCTACGGGCGCGTACGGCGCGCTAGGCACCGGTACTTACAACGCCCTTGGCGGCTACGGCGCAGGCGCAAGTGAGGCGATGCTAGGCGGTGCTAACGCGCGCGCTTCTGGCTATATTGGGCAAGCTAATGCAATCTCTGGTGGAATTAGCAACCTAAGCAACATGTATTACCAGAATCAATTGCTAAACATGTTGGGCCGCCGTAGTAATGACTCATATCTTGGCGCCGAGCCATAAGGATTTAATTATGCCAATTAACCCAAACATTGCGTTAGGCGCTCAACCTCAACAACAACCCAACATGCTTGGCCAACTTGGCCAGATGATGGCGATTAAGGCCGCGCAACAAGAACTGGAAGGCAGCGAAGATGTGCGTAACGCATTTGCGCGCGGTGCGCCTGAAGACCCTACACAATTGTTGCGCTATGGTAAGCAAGGCCGCGCAGCGTACGAATCGTTGCTTAAAGGCAAAAAAGAACAGCTAGAGTCCGCTGAAAAGCGATTGACTATGGCGGGGCAAATTGCCGGTTACGTGCGCGACAATCCTACGCCAGAAAATTTTGTGAACGCTGTCGGCACTATGGTGCAAAACGGTGTGCTGACCCGCGCTCAAGCCGACCGCGTTTTAGCTGACGCCGGCGATGACCCGTCTAAAATTAAATCGTACGCTGAACGAGCTGCGTCTGACGCGCTTAAAGAAGCCGACAGGTTAACCGCGCGCACTAGAATTCAAGCCGCTAACATTAGCGCCGCGCCTGGCCATCGTCAAGCTGACATTGCCGGTCGCCGTTTGTCTATTGAAGAGCAAGACCGTGCCGAAGTGGCCGCACTTATGCGCGGTGAAGCACCCGCTGCTGCCCCTGCAATGGCTGCGCCAGTAGGCGCCGGCGGCGTCCCGACTGGTGTTTCCGCACCTACAAACGCCCTTGCGCCCGCATCAACGGCTACACCTTCAGTTAACGCACTTGCGCCTAACGCTGCGTTAACAGGCGACGTGTACGATCAAATAAACGCCATAGACGGGCAAATTGCGCAGTTAATGAGAACTGGCAATCCTAAAGCAACAGCTATTGCACAAGTGCTTAATTCGCAACGTACTCAACTGTTGCAGTCTGCTAAACAAGAGTTTGGCGGTAATCAAATTCCGGTTGAAACAACAGGCCCCGATGGAAGACCAATTACCGTAATGATGCGCCCAAATAGATACGGCGTAAACGTCCCTGTCGAGACTGCTCCACTCCCATTAAGCACTGATGCGTCAGCAACTGGTGGCACGGGCATTAGTCCTACAGTAGCGCGCCCAGCGCCTACGGCTGCGGTAGTAAAAGAACGTCAAGCTGCTGAGCGGCTTCCTGAAGCCATCGCCATGAACAACGACGCCATTCGTAAGATTGACGAAATGATTGGCGGCGTTGACTCTAAAGGTAATCCTTTGCCTGGTGCAAAAGGTAAACCGCATCCTGGGTTTACGGGCGCTGTAGGCGCAGGGCTTGGCATGCAATATGTCCCAGGAACTGAAGCGAGAGGTTTTAAAGCCAGACACGAAGAAGTGCTTGGGCAAGCTTTCTTGGATGCGTTTGAAGCACTTAAAGGTGGTGGCGCAATTACTGAAGTAGAAGGTCAAAAAGCTACTGCTGCGCGTACTCGCATGAATTTGGCCACAAGCGAAAGGGAATACATGGACGCCGCACGGGAATACCAAGGCGTGCTAAAAAGAGGTATAGAAAACGCCCGTTCTCGCATACAGCGTTCAGGCGGTACACCGCCGCCTAGCCCTAGCACTCCCTCATCAATAGACGCGTTACTTGATAAGTACAAATAGCTATGGCCACACTAGAACAGCTTTCAGCCGCGCTAGTTAAAGCGGACGCCGCAGGTAACGCAGAAGACGCAAAAGCGCTTGCCGACGCAATTCGACAAATGCGAACCTCTTCCGAGGGTATGCCAAACGAACGCAAAATGTCGATGGGCGAAGCGTTTATGCAAGTGCCAACAGGCATTTACAAAGGTTTTAAAGACGTCACCGACACAATGTTTAAAGGTAGCGCAAGTGCTCTTGATTATCTTGCTGGCACAAACACACGCGCAACGGTCGATGAAGCTGCAGCGCGCGCTAACGCTGAATATCAAAAAACATACGGTGACAGCACCCTTGCGCAAGGCGGTCGCATACTAGGCAACGTCGTAGCAACCGCGCCTGTTGGTGCTGTTATCGCCGCGCCGTTAAGGGCAGCACCCGCGTTAGCCCCTGTTGCGGAAACAATTGCGTCTAGTGGATTTCGTACTGGTATTGCGCCGGCAGCCGGCCGCGCTTCTTTAACTGGCGCGCAGCGCGGTATTGATCTTGGATTGCGCGCAGGGGGCGGCGCCGTTACGGGTGCGGCTTCTGCTGGTTTGGTCAACCCTGAAGATATTGAAACGGGTGCCGTTGTTGGTGCGGCAGTTCCTGTTGTTGCGGCACCCGTAGCTAAAGGTGCGGCTAAATTTTTAGGTTGGGGTAAAGATGTTGTTACCGGCCGCGCGGCTGATGTACGCGTGGGCGAGATTATGCGCGAAGCGCTAGGTGACAAACTTATTCCCGCAACCGAAGCACTCGCGCGTGCGCGCCCAGGCATCACTGCTGTTCAAGCGTTGAAAGAAGCCGGCATTACGTCTGACCCGTTTATGGCGCTTGGCAAAATGGCCGAGAACATTGACACTAAGTCGGCGTATCGTTTGTTGCGTGAAGCCCAAGAGGGCGGTATGCAAAACGAACTTGCCGCTATGGTAGGGGGCGCAACGCAAACTGGCGCAAGAGAGGCGCAAGTTGGGGCTAAGAACGCGCTTACCGCGCAAACTATGCCTATGAAAGATATAGAATTGCAAGCCGCTAACCAAGCCAACCAAACGCTATCTCAGTTAGGCCCTCGCGCCGCGCAAAAAGAAGCGTCAATGGTCAGCGCTTTGCAAGGGCAAGGACGGGCAGCCACGGATGCCGCACAAGCCGGTGTTCGGGCTGAAACAGGGGCGCCAGGGTTCCTTACGCAAGGTACCCGTGCGGCAGAGTCAGGAGTTTTGGCGGGCGAAATGGGCGCAATTAAAGCGCAACGCCAAGCTGAACGTGATTTTATTCAGAACCAAATCGGCAGCCTTGAGTCGCATGGGTTAAAACCGCTAGATGTTACACCCATCATTAACACCATTGACAGCAAACTTGCTGACCCTAACCTGTTTGGCCAAACGCAACTTTTGCGTGTGTTGCAAGGGCTAAAGGACGACTTTACCGGAGCCGTTGCTGCTAACGGCGGTGTTGCGGACGCGCGCGCGTTGTATAGCATCCGCAAAGCCGGCATCAATCAAAAAATTGATGAGATGTTTGGTTCAATGGACCCCGCAGCTAAACAGCGCTTAACCGCCGATGTATTGTCGTCAATCAAAAACCCAATTGATAAAGCAATTACAGAAGCTGGCGGCACGGGTTGGAATCGTTACTTGCAAACTTTTGAAACAGGCATGCACGGCATTGACCAACAAAAATTGGCCGCGCTTGCGTTAGAAAAGTTTAAAGGAAATAAAGAAGATTTCCTTAAGCTTGTGCGCGGTGATAATCCTGAAGCAGTGGAAAAGATTTTTGGGCCTGGTAGCTTTAACATTTTTAAAGAAATGGGGCGCAAGTCTGGCGATTTGGAGCGTATTGCTACGCAACTTGAGCGTGACATTGGCGTAGAAAAAGAAGCCGCTGCTGGCGCTAGAGGTTTAGCGCGCATCATAGGTATGTCTGAAAACCAAATCAACGGTATTCCTGCATTCTTTAGCACCACGACTACAACCATTAACATGGCGTTAAAGTTATTGCGCGGTAAAATAAACCAAGACACATACAACGTCATTGAGAAGTCTATGTTAAACGGTCGTTCGGCGGCGGACATCATTCAAACTTTGCCGTCAAAAGAACGCGGGCCTGTTTTACGTACACTTATGAATAGCCGGCAATGGAATCCTGAAGCAATAACTGCACCCACGCAAATTTCAATTGACCGGCAAAACAACCTTGCCCCTGAAAACCGTAACGCTTTGAGGCCGTAAATGGATTCACAAATGTTGTTCAACATTGCAATTGGTTTAGCTTCATTCTTTGGCGGCTGGGTGTTGAACAACATCACCAAAGCCGTGGATAGGTTAGACGCCGACGTGCGTAACATGCCGCACCAGTACATCAGCAAAGATGAGTATCATCGTGACATGGTCGAGATCAAGACCATGCTCGGTAAGATTTTCGACAAGCTCGATGCTAAGGTGGACAAATGATTCTCGACATTCTGAACATTGGCTCAAAGATAATCGACAAGATTTTCCCAGACGCTAACGCTGCCGAAGCTGCGAAACTTAAACTGCTAGAGCTACAACAGTCTGGCGAACTTGCCAAGATGCAAGCCGACATGCAGGAGCAAGGCGAGCTAACCAAGCGCCAAGAGAACGACATGAAGTCCGACTCATGGTTGAGCAAGAACATCCGCCCGATGACGTTGATTGCTATCCTTGCTGGCTACTTTACGTTTGCCATGATGAGCGCGTTCGATATGGAAACAAACAAAGCGTACGTCGAGCTGCTTGGCCAGTGGGGTATGCTAATTATGTCTTTCTACTTCGGTGGCAGGACGCTTGAAAAGATTGTTGATATGCGAACAGAAAAGAAATGAGTATCGCTGACCGAATTACGCTAGTCTGTTGTCTGACTCTGTCTATGGTTATGATTGCGACCGTAGCGGTGGTGTTGGTCGGTTTGTTTGATCCGCTAGTAGACAATGCCGAAATATTTAAAATGATCACGCCCGCGTTCAACACCATCGTTGGTGCGTTCGTGGGTACGATTGCTGGCATCAAGATAGGAAAAGATAATGCAAAGTAACTGGAACAAGTCGTTTGATTTAATGATCAAGAGCGAGGGTGGCTTTAGCGACGACCCACGCGATAGCGGCAACAAACTGCCCGACGGTCGCCCAGGCTCAACCATGTTGGGTGTGACGCAATACAACTGGGAAGCGTGGACAGGCCATCAGGTCACGCATGAGCAGATGAAGAAGCTCACGCCCGAAGACGTTAGACCATTCTACAAACGAAAATTCTGGGATGTGTGCCGCTGCGACGAGCTGCCATCGCCTATAGACTACTTAGTGTTTGACATTGCGGTCAATGGTGGTCCAGGGCGTGCCGGTAAGCTATTGCAAGAGTGTGTTGGCGTGCCGGTCGATGGTGGTATCGGTCCTATTACTTTGGCTGCCGTTGCCAAGCAAGACGTAAACGAATTGATCGACAAGTTCTCGGCTGCCAAAGTGGACTTCTACTTGGGTCTAAACAACCCGACCTATGAGGCCGGATGGCTTAACCGTGTCAAGCACGTCAGGACTGCCGCGCTTGGGATGGTGGACTCCAACCAAACTTAGCCCATGTTCTGGCCACGTCGGTAGACGCGGCTGGAACGTACACCCACTTAGGATCGTCGATCAGTGGGCAAGGTAGTTTCTGTTCGTTCATCTTTTTTCTCCTTCATGCATTTGTCGTTAATGTCACACCATACAATGTGTTCGCACCTACAAATTTTGTCCTCCGGCTTGTTAGACTTTTGGACAAAAAACTTAAATATATTCATGTCGGACTCTCCCGTTAATAGAGATTAGCTCTGGTTGCGCAGCACGCGCCTTCTGCGCTGCTTGTTGCATACCCATAGGCGAACGGTACTCTTTACGGGTTGCGCGGTTCACGGGCTCGATTTCCGCAGGGCGCAGGAACTCGTCTAGCAACTGCTGCTCGGTGCCCTTGCCTACGATTGCCTCGATAGCCATCAGGACTTTGTTGCGGCTTTGCATTTTGGCGTAGCCCATCTGCACCAACTTAAATCTTGCCATGCCGTAGCGTGCCGCCAACTTCTCTTTAATTAAATATTTGCTTGTCATCGCACCTTCCCATCTAGCCGGTCTGCAACTAATTTAGCATAGCCGGCGATGTCAACCCACGAATCGGCGTAGTCGGGATCGCCGTTCAGGATGCGTGCAATCTTCTGAGCAATCACTTCAAGCGCTTCTTTCTGATCGGGGGCAAGTCTTGCCCAGCCTTCTTCTTGTTTCATCATGTCTTTTATTGTTTGCGACATATTGGCTAGGTCCTTAAACAGACCATAGCGGCGCCCGCGCTCCTCTAGTATGGCTTCTACGCCTTTAATCGGGTACGCGTAGCCTTGAGCGTAATCACGCGCTTGTTGTTCGCGTACGATGTCGGCAAGCGTTTCAATGTTCTTCATGGCTGTCGTGCCTCATTCATAATCTCGATACGTTCGCGGTCTGCGCGTAGCGCCGTGTAGCGCTGGTGCAACCGCTTTAGTATAGATGAACGCCGTGCTGTTGCGCGTTCTTCGTTCAATAGCTCTAAAACGGTTTGCTCGCTTAGGCTATGCAATTCGTTATTTAGACTGCGCCAGGTTTTCAATTTTTTGCTCCAAGTCTGCAATGCGTGAGGTGACGTTAAATAATGCGCGCTGAACGGCGTTGGCCTGGCGCTGCCGGATGGTTAGCTCAACCTTTGCTGCTTTGAGCTTGGCTTTGTACAGATCAGTTCTTTTCATATAAGGGCTCACAATCATCAAAAGGGAAAGGGGTTGATTCGTCAAAGTAATGCCAGACGCCGTTGACTTTCTTGCGCCAAGCGACGGGTTCTTGCTCAATTGCCAATAATTTTTTAGACACTATTTCGTCTATTTCCTCAATGGCTTTGTCAATATCTGCTTGTGTCATTGGTTTGTTCATGTGTTGCGCTCCCGTAACTTGGCTTGGATTTCTTCCGCTACACCGCTGCCGCTCAAACGACTGTTGTAATGATTGATTTCAAGCTCCGTCAGTCCGACCCATTGATGATGATTGCAAGCAAACTCTCGTTCGCAATGTGGGCAACTATGTCGCTTACTGTATTCCTGCTTCTCTGCTTGCTCGATGGCTTGACGTAGGGCTTTCATTGCTGCATATACACGTTCATGATGTTCCCCTTTTGTTTCCAACGCTTCCAACGCTTCCTTCATTGCTTCGATGCTCATGTGTTTTTCTCCTTGAGTTTGGCAAGCGCCCATTTTGCACCTTCCATAAAAGAAATGTCACCAACAAAAACATCAGGAATATCATCCAAATGCAGCCCGACCCATTCCCGCTGTGGTGGTGCGGTGAAAAGTGGTGTTACAACAAACTCCGGTGACGCCCACTCGCTTGGGTCAAAATCATGAAAGTTTCCTTTATACATCCACGCCACAGGCTCTTGCTTCTCTGCTTGCTCAGGCTTGGCATTTCGCATACTGGCTTCAATACACGCTGTGTGCATAGCTTTCAATTCTTGCTCAGGCTTGGCTAACTCAGCCTCAAGGGCTGCAATAGCTTGCGTCTTTTTAATCAAGCCTTCAAGTCTCAAAGCATCTAACGCTTGCTGTAATAGTTCACGGCTCATGTGTTGCGCTCCTTGAGTTTGGCTTCGATGGCCTGAACAAACAGGTACTGTTCTTTGTGTGAATCCATCTCACCAAAGTCAGCAGCGATTAACATTGCTTCTTCAAACGTCAGCCCGACCCATTCCCGCTTGGGTGGTGCGGTAAAGACAGACACATATCCTTCTTTTTGTGTTTCACTTGCTTTAAGTTTTGGGTACCCGCCAAAAGATTCCACAAAAGTAACCCAAGCAACAGGCTCTTGCTTCTCTGCCTCCTCAATGGCTTGGCGCAGGGCTGTGATAGCTTCCAGTTCTTTGTCTGGAGAAACCCTAAAAGTCAACGCATCCAATGCTTGCTCTAACAGTTCACGGTCTGTCATTTCTCACCCCTTTGACGGATTGCTGCGGCACACCACATTGCCCCATCTGCTCTATCTGGTTCTTCGTCTCGCAAATAATTGTCATGCTCTTGTTCGCACAACTTCGCACACGCCTCACGCTCGGCAAGTACGGCATCATGCAACTGCGCTTCTAGCTCGTTGACACGCTCAGTCAAACCTTTAATTATTTTGTCTTTAAGTTCGTTCATTTATCCTCCTCCCACATGTTGACCGCAGCAACATGAAAATGGTTGTGCTGATGTTTGTATTGCTTATGCAATTGCATTAAAAACGTGCAAAATTTATTTCTCTCATCGGCGATCACCAGTTCGGCAAAGCGATACAACGGGTTGGGGCAATCCTCATCCATTACTTGTTGGAATATTTCTTCTATGCGGTCGGTCATTCGTCATCTCCCTTACGCACAGGCATATCAAACATCTGACCAGCCCACGCCCCCAGTATTCGAGCTTTAGCTTCTTCTCGCTCTTCTTCCGGATAATGCTTTGCTACAGAGTCCTCAAGCGCTTTCAATACAGAGTCAACCATTTGTTGTCGTGTAAGTATCATTTCTTCTCCAACGCAGCTTTAACTAAGTGAATAACTTGCCGGCTTATCGAGCGGGTCTGGCTGTCGGCTTGTTCTTTAATTATTTTGAACAACTCAATTGGCATTCTGATTGTTACGAATCGGTCTTTAGGCTCTAGCATTGCGGTTCTCCAGTATTTGTGCTTTGGCATTCTCAGCACCAAGACCCACAATAACAGAATAACCAGCACTTTGTAAATAATCTATCATGCTTTGTTGTTCGGGCGATATCTTGCCACCCTTGACTTTCTTCATCTCAATCCAAAGTTTCCACTCTGGCACAAACAAATCTGGGATGCCGGGCACCACACCCTCAACTTTTAGCTTCATTGCCTGAGACTTGGATCGCATCCCGCCGTTTGGAATAGCAAAGATCAATGTATCCGGATATGTCCTGCGAAACCACATGACAAGGTGCGCTTGCTCTAGGTGTTCTGAAATGGGCTTTAAGGAAATGTCTACCATAATCTTTTCACCACCTTATAAAATTTGCCATCACGTTTGTAGGAAATAAGCTTGGGCGGGTTGGATGCGTTCATTTGCTGCACTAGATACGTCAATGGCTCTGTGGCTTGATTAATGCCCGATAGCGTGGCGTTTGACTGCCGAGCTATGTCATGGAGCAACTGCATGGCTTTATTGCCCGCAAAGCCCTGATTAAGCACCGGCAGGTACTCTGTAATGGGCGGATCGGTTAGCCCACCATAGTAAGTCAAAGCAATCATTTCATTCCCACTGGCTCGGCTAACGTGCTTGCGCCAATGCCAATCGGTCACCAGCATGTCCATGCCCTCTAGCCCCATGATGTCGTCATGGCGCAGCACTAACTTCTTTTCCGCAGGTGGTGGGAACTCATGCCCGCAGTTCGGGCAGACCTTGGCAGAGATATGCACAATTTCATGGCACTCATCGCACACCTTGATCGGTGCTTCGCCCTCGCCAGACCCACCCTTTTTGGGTGGCTGCACATTGGTGATCGGGCCATGCGTCTCGACCACACCGGCAAAGTCTAGCACCAGGCAATGGTCGGTGTGTGACTTGGGGCGCATCCCACGTCCAGCCATCTGCACGTAAAGCGAGGCGCTCATGGTCGGGCGTAGCATGGCAATCAGATCAATGTCAGGGTAATCAAACCCTGTGGTCAGCACGTTCGCATTGGTTAACGCTCGGATCCGCCCAGCCTTAAACTCGGTCAAAATCCGATCGCGCTCGGCCTTGGGTGTATCGCCTGTCACGCACGCTGCCGTTACACCTTGAGTGATTAACTCTTGGCAGACGTGCTGCGCGTGTTTAACACCAGCGCAAAAGAACAACCAGGCTTTTCTATCCTGCGCTAATTTAATGACTTCACGCACTACTACTAAGTTTTTAGCGATGGTATCCACCGCGGCCTGCAACTCAGATTCAATGTACTCGCCACCACGTTTGTGCACACCACTCACATCAAACCGTTCAGCGGTCAATTTGCTGCGCAATGTCGCCAAATATTTTTTTTGTACCAACTCTTCAATGCTGACCGGTTCAATCAATGCATCAAACAGTGCCGGCTTATCGGTTATTAAACCGTGTCCAAGGCGATAAGGCGTGGCGGTCAGCCCTACCACCCTAAGATCGGGATTAATCGCTTGTAGGTCGTTTAAAAGCGTCCGGTACCCGCCCTCGTCTTTGTGGCTCACTAAGTGACACTCGTCCACAATAACCAAATCAATATGGCCCAATAGTTTTGCCTTGGTCCTAACCGACTGAATGCCGGCAAAGGTAATCGGCTCACCAAGTTGACGCTTACCAATCCCTGCGCTATAAATACCCAAAGGTGCTCCCTTCCAATGGAGTCGCATTTTCTCTGCATTCTGAACAATTAATTCTTTAACATGCGTCAACATCAAAATTTTTGTTTTTGGCCAAGATTGCAGCGCGTCCTTGCACAGCGCCGCCACGATGTGGCTCTTCCCAGACCCAGTGGGGAGCACCAGGCACGGATGGCCAGTTGGGGTCTTGTGAAACCACGCATATAGCTGGTCAATGGCGCGTTGTTGGTAGTCACGAAGCATTAGCCCACCACCTTCGCACCAAAGTTATCACGCATATCTTCCACAAACCGGTCGCCACTAGCACAAACTTTAGGATTGGCCACAATCTCACGGCTTGTAAAGGTTTCCCAATCGCTTTGCCCGTTCTTAATGTCGCCTTGGGGTGTAATCCATGTGATTACATCGTCCTTGACCTTATGTGGCCACGGCACCAAGTCTGGGTGTAGGACGTGCGCCTCGCACCCTGCCTTTTGGTTCTCAAAGTCCAACGCCACATCGTATTGTTCACAATGCCAAGTGCCGTCCTCACGCGCTGTGCTATTGGCGCAAGTGCGGCAATTCACTTCCTTTGTTAGCTGCGTTTTGTGACAGAACTCGTGCGCCGCACAAAACCGGCACTCAAACCATGTTGGATCGGTAGACAATGGTGGTGGCATACGCTCGGACTTGACTAGCCTGTGCCCGCGGTCAATCGCCTTTTGCGCCACAGCTTTGTCTAGCTTTACCCGCTCAGTGTGGATGCGGTCATCATCCTTGCACACTGCAACGTACAATGCCCTGTCTGCTTTAATTCCAGCCATATACATCTGCATCTGCACATAGTGCATAGGCTTAGATTTCTCAACGCCGTTCTTTTCTAAGTCATCAAATGATTTCTTCCCGTGTGTTTTGATTTCCAGCACATGGGGCGTCTTAAGCGCTTCAGGCACCCCTGACTCAACGATGCCGTCAATGCTGCCAGACACATGGCACCCAAAGTCTACCCGTGCCTGATTTGTGCCTGTCTTTTGCACGTTCATCCCAATGGCGCGTAAGTCTGACACGACCTGTGCCTCTTCATTCTGACCACGCCTAAACAAACGCAGGATACGCCCTGGGAACTTCTCTACCACGGCCATCCTAAACGACAGCCACAACCAGCGGTCGCAGGGATGCCCAAGTATTGACGCACCCATATGGGGGCGTGGCTCGCTTTGAATTGACTCATGGTGCTTGTCAATTAATGCGCTAATGGTGTATTCTGATTCCGGTATCTTCATGGTACCTCTCCTTAGTTTTTTTGCCCCCAAACTTATGTTCAGGGGCATTTTTTTTTGGGCGGGGTGTCAATTTGGTCGTTATTAGCTGTGTGCGAGAAGCCAAGAAAATTACACACTTACGACATCCTTGAACGCTTGGCTGACCACCCCTGCTTTTTATTTCTTAACCCACGGAGGCGCAGCCTTGGTGCTCGCCACTGGTGCTGCAACCTTTGGCGCTACCGCACCATTGGACTTATAGCCCTTCACATCATTTGATGCGCCATACTGCTCAGACTCACGCACATCAAGCTTAATGCTTAACTGTCCACCGATCAATTGATCAGTATCCTGTACTGTTGTCAAGCCAATAGCTCGCATAAGCTCACCCAACTGCTGACGACCGATTTCCTCGGCTTTGGGGTTGGGGTTCTTGATGTTCAAGTTGCCAAACACCACACGCCCTTGGTGCGTGGGACCTGTGATGTCATAGCGCACGGCAATGTATTGCCCTGTGCCGGCCTTGGTGTTTTTGATCTCCGCACCGTTTACAATTGCGGTGTACCAACCTGGGGGCAATGGTTCGTAATTGTTGGTTGACTGGGGCAGCGCATCCACGCTGAAGGTTTCAAGAAGTTGTGCCATGATGTTTATTCCTTAGTGATTGTGAAAGATGGGCGACCGTTAGTGGTCGTAATAGCGTCTTGCAGTGGTGCGGTAATAAGTGGGTCTGCTGATTTCCATGCCGAAACATTGATCTCAGGCTTCCACCGGAATAGGCTAGACAAGTGCTGCGTCAAGCCGTGCTCTGCTGCCAAGTCTTGAAGCTTGTCACTGTTGACCTTACGGTCTAAGCGCCCCACGACCTTGATCTTGTAGCCGTCGGCCTCGATGTTCTGAGTGCCGTCTAAGGTCTTGGCAATACCAAGCTCCATAACCAATTCGTCTTCAAGCGTGCGACGCAGATCAATAGCGGCCTTCTCAGCTTCCTTGGCGTCGATCCATTGTTGGTAGAGGTTCATGATTGCTCCTTGTTAGCGCAATATTGTTTGTATGCTTTTGTTGCTTTATCTGATTCTTTTTTTACGATTACTAACGACCGGTTAATTGAATTTTTACGCTGAATAGCAATTCTATGAAGTGTCATTAGAGCTTTGTAACCCGCCCGCCCCTCTTCAAATTCGTCTGTCAATAAATTCAACGCCGCTATATGCCTATCCCATTCTTTTGCTTGCGCTTTGTAATGCTTAAAAGAATCAAGCCATTTAACATAATCATTACAAATGTCTTTAGCATCCATCATCAACCCCCAATCTTAGCAATGATGGCACCCAAGTCCGGTGCTTCCCAAGTATCAAGCTTGCCAGAGCGATCCTTGGCCTGCCAGATACCGTCTGAATCGCACATCAACGCACGTTGCGCGACGCCTTCGGCATCTTTCTCGACACGGAGTGCCAGCACTTCGTCAAAAAAGTACGGCAGCGACTGCCCAGTTTTGTTCCCTGGCATACTTGGTGCATACAAGATGCGTCCGGCTTCGTCGGCGGTCTTTTCGCACTTTGCGGTCATCAGGACATGGCGGCCAGGCAGGTCACGGAAGGCGCGAATGATGTCAGCCATCTGTTCTTGCATGGCACCGTACGCTTGACGTGGGTCTTTTGCCACTTTCTTTTCGTGGTTCAAGCACACTTCGGCAATCTCGCTGATCGAGTCCAATGCAACTGACTTGTACTCAGCGCCACCACCGGTCATCAGCCACTCATAAGCCTCCCACAAGTCAGCCATTGTGCTGATCTCAATAAATGGCACATCAGCGTCCACGATGGACAGCAAGCCACCTTCAGCCGAAAGAACAACCGGATGGGGTAGCGTTGGGATTAAACTAGTTTTCCCTGCACCGGCCTGACCGTACACTAAAAGCTTGACACCATCGGCGGCAAGTCCTGCGGTACTTCTAAGATTAATAGCCATTTGGCTCTCCTTGGTTGATCGCTTGTTGGAACATCCGTTTAGCGATTGATTGAATTATTGCATAATTAAATGTATGATGTCAACAAGAAAGTTTAATTATTTATCAAAAGGGCAAAAAAATGTTAACGATCGAGCAGATACGGGAGTTGATGCACGATAGGTCGGTGCCTATTGTTGCGGAACTTGCCGGAGTGCATTACAACACTCTGTTGAACATCAAAAACGGAACAAATAAGAATCCTTCCTATGAAGTGATTAAGAAATTGTCCGAGTATTTTGACCCCCAATCATGAGCACCCCTATGACAATAACGACGAAGTTAGAGGCAGCCCTTACCTATGCCTCATGGGGTTGGCACGTCTTGCCATTAGTCCCAAACGATAAGCGACCGGCCTCGGCCCATGGTGTGCATGATGCGACCACTGATCTAGACAAAATACGTGCGTGGTGGGCACAAAACCCGAATTACAACATTGGGATTGCGGCCGGCGAAAAGTCCGGCATTGTTGTGTTTGACATTGACCCTCGCAATGGCGGGAGTGATTCTTGGGACGATTTCACGAGCGAGCATGGCGGAGTGCCCGACGGCATATGCCAGCTTACTGCCGGTGGTGGTCAGCACCACATTGCCGAATGGCGCGAGGGGTTAAAAAGCTGTGAACTCCGACCAGGCGTTGATTTTCTGGCCAATGGTCGGTATTTTGTGGTCGCACCGTCAAGCGTGAATGATCGTGAGTACACTTGGGAGGAGTCGAGCGACCCGATCGACGGCATCTGCCCCTTTGTCATTCCAGAATCCTGGCTTGCAGCCATGGCAGTGCGCAAAGTGATTGTGTCTGCAACCGACGGGGAGTTGATCACCGGTAACCGTAACGCAGGGCTTGCGTCCATGGCCGGGTCAATGCGTCGAAGTGGTTTTTCAGCGAGCGAGATATATGCGGCCATCATGACGGCCAACACCGAGCGCTGCGATATCCCGCTCCCCTTGTCCGATGTTAAGCGCATCGCCGAAAGCATATCGCGCTACGAGCCCGAGCATGACGTGGGGGCGTCCACCGCCTTGGGCGACGCCGCGGCCGAGAGCTTGATTGGAAAAGACGCAGATGTCATAGAAAAGTTAAACGCTATTTTTGGCGATGAGCTCGGGAGCGATTACGAAGCACCTAACGAGCTTGTTGAGGGGTTGATTACGATTGGCAGTACGGTGGTGGTATATGGGGACAGTAACTCAGGCAAGACCTTCTGGGCTTTGTCCGTTGCGGCATCGATTGCCATGGGCACCACTTGTTACGGTCGAAAGACGGACCCAGGCTTGGTCGTTTATTTGGCAAGTGAATCCCCCACCAGCATCCGGTCCCGCGTTCAGGCCATTAAAAAGCACTACAGCGACAATTTAGAAAATTTAGTCATTGTCCAAGCACCCGTTAATTTTTATCAGGGCGATGGCGATGCAAACGACGTTATCGAGTTGGTGCGCAAGGTCGAGGAAATGAAGGGCCAGTCCGTTCGTTTGATCATTCCCGACACCCTGGCAAGAATCAGCGCAGGGGCGAACGAAAACAGTGGGGAGGACATGGGACCCGTCATGTCCCGTTTTGACGTCGTGGCGGCCGCAACAAGGGCTTGCATCATGATTATTCATCACAATGGTAAAGATGCGGCCAAGGGGTCCCGCGGCTGGTCCGGTATCCGAGCCCATATTGATACTGAGATCGAAGTGACAGAAAAGGACGGGGTGCGCTCGGTGACCGTCACCAAGCAGCGAGAATTACCCTCCAAGGGCGAGGCGATTTATTTTAAATTGCAAGTCATCGAAATGGGGCGCACCAAGTTTGGCAAACCGGCCACCACTTGCGTGGCTATCCCCGACGAAGAGTCACAAGAGCAAACCCCCCATAAACCACTGACCAAGCATGACCAAAACGTACAACTCCTAGAACGTGCCTGGCATGCCTCGGGGGCCGAAATGCGCAACAATTGCCCATACCTGAGCCGAAGTGCTTTGATTGATGTAATCGTGGCCGACGGTAACTCGCAGCGCACTGCCGAGAACAAAGTTGCACCAGGGCGCAAGGACGGGTTGATCATGCCAATGCTCAATGCGGGGGTAATGCGACCCTTTGAGCATGGTTGGATTTTTGTAAACCCGCAGCAAACTAATGCAATGTTGATGCTGTCGAATGCGAAAGAATAACCCCCTTTTGCCCCCTGTGACCCCCTGGGGGTGTCAGGGGATTTGCAGGTAAAGTAGGGCGCCCAACCCCCGCCCACCCCCTACCCCCTATAGGGGAGGGGGAAAGGGGGTTAGCTTATACGGTCGTTTTTTGGGGGATTAGTTAAGTATTTTTTGGGGGATTGATTTCGATGTCGGACACGTTGTCGTTATCGATCAATCTGGACTCTGCACTTTCCAAAGCCTGGGTGATTGATATCTGAGTATGGGTAACCGATACGTCGACCCTATCGCCCCATTGCTTGGGGCGCAGCTTACTAGCAGTCCACTTCCGAGCGTCAATGCGTAGGCGCTGACGATTCACCCAGGCGTTGATTAATTGAGGGTCTAGGTCGGCCGGTGGCATTTCGTCCGATAGGTCAACTAACTCGTCGGCCAGATAGTCCCCACGCTCTTCTATGGCTTCGTAATACTTTTTCTTTAGCTCTTCGTTATGGCGCAATTGATGCTTAACTGTAGCGTAGGGTATCTTCATTGCTTTGACCGCACCCATTAGGCTTTGGCCCCCTGAAATGCGCTCTAAAATGACCGGCCACACCTCGCGCTCAGTGTATTTCGGGTTGTAAAGACCTTTCCTTTTCTTTTCAATTACTTGGCTCATATCATTATCCAATTACACGTTATGTAAAGTAATTATATTGGAACATAAAAAAAGGCCCTTTTGGGCCTTTGGTTTATAAGTCGAAGGTAAGGATCATTAAGAGGACTATTGCGCTAATTATCAAGGCTGCCATTGTTCGAGCACCTCTGCAAAAATTGGATTGACGTTATCCCATTGTGCGCCTATGTCCCTCGGGTAAAAAGGGCGTAGGGTTCTGGATTCATTCATACTGCGCACGTAAACATAGCCAGACTTGGCGTCGCATGAGTCTATGGTGTATGGCTGGTTTTTAACGTGCACGACGTCGCCATGTTCTACGGGTTTGCCGTTGGTGTATTTAATCTGCATAATGTTCCCCTAAGTGTTCAAGTTCGGTTAGTTCAATTTCTTTCAGGTCAAAGTCAGACAGTTGAGCATCATAAAATTGCTTTTCTGCCGATTCGTCGTCGGCAGCGATAATTTCAATCGTAACCCTAACAAAGCCTGTGATTCTATAGTTTTGTGGTTTATTCATTTTTGATCCAGTATGATTTTAAGAAAGTGAATAACCTTATCTGCATCAAATTCTGATGCATCAGGGTTTGTGAGTAAATCTAGGGCGCGCTCGCATCCTACGCGCAGCGCTGCCATTTCTACTATCTCTAGGTTTGTCATGGAATCGATCTCACAATTTCAGCAATGACAATTATTAGCCCGCCACAGTACGCGCAGCCTATGAGTATTTTTTCTATCATGGTATAGCTCCAAATAATGGCCCTTCCGGGCCGAGAGGGTTTATGCTGCTAATTTAATGGGGATAATGCGACGCAAGGTATCAACCACAAAGGGGCCGGTATCCTTTTTTGCTTGGCCTTTGGCATACAAGGCCACGATTCTATTTTTGGGCTCTACGTGCCGAATATCGCTGTTGTCGCCAGGGATAACTTGCAAACCTAAAAAGGTTTTTGGGATATCTGCTATTGTGCGAAAAACCACAGCGATGCGCATCTTATTAGCGATGGCCTGTTGTACGTATTTTTGGTAACCAAGAGCACCAGAATAAGAAAACGTCAGATCATAGTTAGACGGTACGTTTTTACGGTTTGCCAGCTTGGTGTAATCGTAAAATTGAACGTCAGGGAAAAGGGCGAAAATACTGGTATAGGTAATTCCCTTATAAGTTACAGGTATATTCTCCCACCGAATATCACTGGTGCCATTCAATCTAACCACTGGTGTTAAATCTTGGCGCATGGCCTGACGAATGAGAGCAAATACGCTGTCAATCAATTCGGCCATGAATGATTCACGATCGTTAAAAAACCAGTCAGTTTTTGATAGCCTGGCAATCTGCACGCTAGTAAACGCACCACGACCAGCGCTGAATAAGCATGGTGTTTCGCATTCTGCCAGCTTGGCCATTGCGCAAACCTGGTGGCCTGATAAATCACTGGGTGTTAAATAAAGTATGCCAGTAAGAAAACCAAGCTTAAGGCCTTTGACTGTTTTAGCATCGCTAGATATTGACAACATAATGTATTTCCTCGGGTTGATTAGATCAGGGCGGGAAGTAATGGCCGCTCGCGCGGCCGGTAGAGTTTACTACGCGTATTCGCAATATTGCTGTTGATGTAATTTTGTAGTGTAATCAAAACTGCAATTTGAAAGCATATTGATTAATGCTTTTTTGCTTGAGTCTCTATATAACTCGACATCAGAATGATTATTTATTGTCCACACGTTGGCACTATTATTTTCAATAGTGAATATATAACCATGATGTTTTGCTGTATATCTGCCAGCGCGTATTTTGCTAATGCTTGGTGACATGATATTCCTTGTTTGCGTTTACAGTTTAGGAGTAATAATATTAACACAAAAAAACACAATGCAACACTAATATACAATAAATATATTTATCGGTATTGCATAATCAATAGTAAAAACCTATTGCTAAATTGTTCCACGTGAAACAATTGAAACCTTGCATTGTTCCACGTGAAACAGTATTGTTGCGTTGCACAATGCAATGTTGCATCGCACAATGTTGCAATGCACAATGTTGCGCTGCAACACAGCTAACTTATACTTAGTAGTGTTGTGCAGTGCAGCATAGCGCAAGCAAAGCTTAGGTGTGCGTGCGACAGGGAAAGGCTAAAAAAAACTGAGAGGGGGGGGTAGGACCCTGGCCTACCGGTCATAGTCTACGCAGGCTCCACAAACAATTTTTATTTTTTTTTATTATTATTTCAACAATCTCTCCAAGACGATACAATCCCCTCATGCAAAACACCATCTACAGTCCCCAAGAAGAAATGACTCTAATGAGTCGCCTCTGGTCTTCGGAGATCAAGGACAATCCACTGGCTTTTGTGTTGTATGCCTTCCCGTGGGGTGTCAAGGGTACGCCCTTGGAGCACTTTAAGGGGCCACGCAAGTGGCAGCGTGAGGTGCTGATTAGCATCGGCGCACATATTAAGAGCAATCAGGGCAAGGTAGACTTTGACACGCTACGCCAAGCGGTGAGCTCGGGGCGTGGTATTGGCAAGTCAGCACTTGTGAGTTGGATCACGATCTGGATGCTGTCTACACGGATTGGCTCGACCACCATCATATCGGCGAACTCAGAGTCACAGCTTAGGTCAGTCACTTGGGCGGAGATTACTAAGTGGTTGGCGATGGCGATCAATAGCCACTGGTTTGAGGTGAGCGCCACCAGGCTCATGCCGGCTAAGTGGCTAACGGAACTGGTCGAGCGCGACTTAAAGAAAGGCACACGCTATTGGTCGGTCGAGGGTCGTTTGTGGTCAAGCGAGAATCCTGATGCGTACGCCGGTGTGCACAACTACGACGGCGTGATGGTGATCTTTGACGAAGCCTCCGGTATTGATGACGCCATCTGGGCGGTGACCTCTGGGTTCTTTACCGAGAACACACCAAACCGCTTCTGGTTGGCGTTCTCAAACCCTCGGCGCAATTCTGGCTATTTCTATGAGTGCTTTCACGCCAAGCGGGAGTTCTGGGGTACGCAAGTGGTCGACGCCCGCACGGTTGAGGGCACCGACAAACAGGTCTACCAGCAGATTATTGACGAATATGGGCCGGACTCAAGTCAAGCGCACGTAGAAGTATATGGCGAGTTCCCAAATGCGAGCGATGATCAGTTCATCTCGGCGCAGACGGTGGACGACGCCATGAAACGCCCCCGCTATAAGGATCAGTCAGCTCCTATTGTGCTGGGTGTTGACCCCGCACGGTTCGGGGCGGATGCGACAGTGATCGCAGTCAGGCAGGGGCGGGACATTATTGACATCAAACGCTATCGGGGCGACGATACGATGACCGTTGTCGGCCACATTATCGAGGCGATTGAAGAATACAGCCCTGCCATGGTCGTGATTGACGAGGGCGGCGTGGGTGGAGGGGTGGTGGACCGCCTAAAAGAGCAGCGCTACAAGATTCGGGGCGTGAATTTTGGCAATAAATCCAAAAACCCATTGATGTACGGCAACAAACGCGCTGAAATGTGGGGCGCAATGCGTGAATGGCTAAAGTCCGCGTCAATTCCGTCCGATCGCATGCTCAAAAGCGACCTGATTTCGCCCATGATGAAGCCTGATTCTAAGGGTACGATCTTTTTAGAAAGCAAAAAAGACATGAGATCGCGTGGGCTTGCGTCACCTGATGCGGCAGACGCAATATGTGTGACCTTTGCCTTCCCGATGGCGCATCGTGAAACTGTTGACAAGACCCCACGCAGGGGGTATTCTGCAAGCGGAGTACTAACTTCGTGGATGGGCGCGTGATGACAAAGAAATCTGTGTCATTATCTGTTGGGCGGGGCGAAAAGCTATCTGTTAAGCAGGGCGCTGGACTGACCGCCAAAGGTCGTGAGAAATACAACGCTGCTACGGGCAGTAATCTCAAGGCACCGGCTCCAAATCCAAAGTCTAAAGCAGATGCAGGGCGCAAAGCGTCATTTTGTGCGAGAATGGGCGGGGTAGTTGCAAACGCTAAGGGCGACGCCCCACGAGCAAAAGCAGCATTAAAGAGGTGGAACTGCAAATGAAACAGGGTTTGTACGCTAACATTCACGCCAAACGCGAGCGTATCGCCGCGGGTTCGGGCGAAAAGATGCGAAAACCAGGCGCTGCTGGTGCGCCAACCGCTAAAGATTTCAAACAGTCAGCCAAAACCGCTAAAAAGAAATGATCAGACCACTAAACGATAATATCGCAGTCTTGCCCGATCCGTTCGTCCAGAGCGGGTTACTGATTTTGCCTGAAGAAGACGTGCGTACCGGCACCGTTGTGGCGGTGGGCCCAGGCAAGAAAGGCTCAAACCGACCGCTTATGGTGTCGGTGGGCGACCATGTCATGTATAGTGGCACGATTGATCAGACTTACGAAGACTGCGTAGTTATGAAAGACAAAGATGTCATAGGGCTAGTATGAAAAACGACGATCTTCTCTCGACCGCCCGCAGCCGCCTAAAGATGGCTATCGCGGCATTTAGTGAGTCTAGAGAAGACGAGCTAGACGACCTACGATTTTTTGCCGCAAGTCCGGATAACCAATATCAGTGGCCAGCCGACGTGTTGCAGACGCGCAGCGCGGTTCAAGGGCAGACGATTAACGCACGTCCTTGTCTGACAATCAACAAGCTGCCACAGCACGTCCGTGAAATTACCAACGATCAGCGTCAGAACCGCCCAAGCGGTAAGGTCATCCCAGTGGACGACAAGGCGGATGTTGAAGTAGCTGAGATTTTCAACGGTATGGTGCGCCATATCGAATACCTGTCAGACGCTGATGTAGCGTACGACACCGCGTGTGAAAACCAAGTCGCTTATGGCGAAGGCTACATCCGACTGCTGACGGAGTACTGCGACGATGACAGCTTTAACCAAGATATTAAGATCGGTCGGGTCCGCAATTCGTTCTCTGTTTACATGGACCCAACCATCCAAGACCCCTGCGGTGCGGATGCGAACTGGTGCTTCATCTGCGAAGACATCACCAAAGAAGAGTACGAGCGGCAGTTCCCCGACGCGCAGCCGCACTCCTCGCTCCAGCAGCAAGGAGTCGGTGACCAGTCGCTCTC